ATTATCTTACAACGATGGACAATTTGACCCCAGAAACAGAAAGATCGTAGCAGCTGAACCCCAGTTTGATATTCCAATTATGGAAGATTGGGCTAAATATAAATATACACTACACGATGGAACCGAAGTGGATGGGAGGCTTGCAATAAAAGGGACAATAGATCTTGTTACTGAGGTTGATGATGGTATAATAGAGGTTATAGATTGGAAAACCGGCAGAAGGCTTAACTGGGCGACCGGGGAAGAAAAGACTTATGAAAAACTTTGTGTTGACCCCCAGCTGCTTTTATATAATTATGCCATAACACACCTTTTCCCAGAATACGAACAGTCTATAATGTCTATATACTACATCAAAGATGGCGGCCCATTCAGTATGTGTTTTGATAAAAGCGATCAAAAAAACTTTTTGTCGATGTTGGAAAAAAGATTCAAGCAAATAAAAAGAAATGATTTTCCTAAGCCAATATCTCAAAACAGGTCTCACTTTAAATGCACTAAGTTGTGCCATTTTCATAAAAACAACTGGCCCGGAACTAATACCCCTATATGTCAACACGTAGAGGATAATTTAAAGAGTTTTGGTTACGACGAAACGGTAAGTAATTGTACAAGAGAAGGTTTTAACATAGGATACTACGAGGCTCCGGGGTGATAATATGATTGAAGTAAAAATTACAGAAGAAATGAAAAAGAAAGCTTGGCGAAAATCCAGAGAGATGGGTGAAATAAATAACTCCATCACAAAAGGAGACGGCAATATAGCCGGATTTTTAGGTGAGGAAGTCGCTAACTTTTTAATAAAAGGTGAGGTGACTAACACATATGACTATGACATCATTAAAGATGGCAGGAAGTATGATGTAAAAACAAAACGATGCACAAGCCAGCCGAAAAATTATTATGAATGTTCAGTAGCCGCTTTCAACACTAAACAAAAGTGTGACGAGTACGTTTTTGTGAGAATAGAAAACGTAAAGGGGAAATGGGGCAGGGCTTGGGTTTTGGGTCATTATGATAAAAATAAGTATTGCGAGGATGCTAAATTTTTGAAAAAGGGCCAGAGAGACGGCGATAATGGTTTTTTAGTTAAAGCTAATTGTTACAATATGTCGATAAAGGATCTTAATAAATATGAGTGAATTAATAGATTTACATAAAGAATTTGATAAGGGAAACAAATATACTTTAAACGTAGCCACAGAGCTTGCAAAAATACTACCAGAAGAATATAGGGTTATCGTAAAATATGATTCTGACGATCTTCCAGAATATGATGACGATAAAAAGAATGTGCTGTTTGCAACGTCGAGAGAAATGCATGACGTAGCAAACTGTCTTTTTGACAAGAACGTGTTTATTGTTTTTCAAAACTATTTTTTCTTAGACCGATGGGACAACCCATACCACAATCCCATTTCTTTTCCTATGCCTATTGGTACTTTTGTAGACATACCTGAAGATATTACACTTAGGCCATTACACCAAAGAAAGTATGATTTTTCTTTCGTGGGACAGATACCGCATACAGGCACAAGAGATTGCTTTAAGCGTAATCTTGACGCTATGCTTGAAGAAACTGGTAAAAAATTTAATTATTTTGTCCAGTATACCGATGGATTTGGGGACGGATTATCCCATAACGAATATCTAGAATTATTAAATGACTCTAAAATAGTTTTATGTCCATGTGGCGCTTACAGTAATGAGACATTTAGATTTTTTGAGGCCATAAGGATGGGTGCTTTCCCAGCCGTTAGGACACTACCTAAATTTTGGTATTATGAAAATGCGCCCTTTTTAAAAATACATTGGCAGAAACTAGATCAGCTATTGTCATTTTCTCTAAATAAGATAAACTCAGATTCATCTGGGCTGATTGATAAAATTATAGAATATAATCAAACAGTACTAAATGAAAAACGTGTCGCTAACTATTTAGCTAATGTTGTAAAAAGCAAAGAAACCATGAACCAGCTTGAGTTAGCCCAACAGGTAAGAAAGTTTAAGGAAGAATTTGATGCTAGCACTTAATTGCAAGACACACTACAGTTTACTAAAGGCGTTCTCGAAAAGCAAAAACTTAGCGCAAAGATGTAAAGAATACGGTTACACTTCATGTGTTATAGCTGACATTAAAACAATATCTGGCGCTATGGATTTTCATAAATCCTGTATAGATCATGGAATCAAACCTATAATTGGGTGTGATTTTGGAGAATATCTAATTATAGCAAAAAACAAAGATGGATGGTTTGAATTGATTAGGTGCGTCTCTGATCAGTCTTTATCTACGGTCAAAAGGCTAGCTAAAAATAAAAATCTATTGTGTGTTTCCAAGAAGAAGAATGGAATGTCTTCTATTTTTGGTGAAAACTTTTTTCAGTATGATTATATGAAAGATGGCGTTTTCTATGTTGATAAAGAAGATGCTGAATGCCATAGAATACTTTTATGCTCAGGCATGAAAAGCACTATACCAAAAATTAATAAAAAGCTAAGGACGGAAGAAGACTTTGATAACAAAGACTTTTTTGTTTCTAGTAATTTCTTTTTAAAGAAGCCAAAACAAAACAAAACACTTGACAAGATAGAATCCGCTTGTGAGGAATATGGGCTTTCTAAAAATCCCATCCTTCCTAATTTTACTTGCCCAGAAGGGTTTAATCAAGACGATTACCTGAGAGAGCTTTGTAGGCAGGGATGGAAAAAAAGAAGCATGAGCGTCAAGGCTAATACTCCAGAATTAAAAAATATCTATGGGGACAGGGTAAAAAAAGAACTTGGTGTAATTTTAAGAGCTGAACTTTCTGGTTACTTTCTTATAGTTCAAGACATAGTAAATGAAATAAAAAGTAGAGGCTGGCTCGCTGGGCCGGGAAGAGGCTCTGCTGCTGGGTGTCTTATTTCATATTTAATTGGTATTACGGAGGTAGATCCAATAGAGCATGACTTAATCTTTGAAAGATTTTACAATGAAGGTAGAAATACAGACGGTAACATATCTCTTCCAGATATTGATGTTGATGTGCCAGCGGAGCATAGAGATGAGGTTATCGACTACATAAAACAAAAATATGGAACACAAAATGTCTCACAAATGGTTACGTTTGGCAGGCTCCAAGGCAGAGCGGCACTTAAAGAGGTTCTTAGGATCAATGATTGTGTGTCTTTTGCTGAAATGAACGAGATAACAAAGTACATTCCCAATGAGGCTGAGATATCTGATCAACTTGAAATGATGGAAGAAAAATCTATTATTGGCTGGGCCTTAGAAAACGATCCAGACTCTGTAAAAAGTTGGTGTTTTATAAATGAAGAAGGTGATCTAGAAGGGCCACTGGTTGACGTTTTTAAAACTGCAATAAAAATAGAAGGAACAAATAAATCTCAGGGTAAACATGCTGCTGGTGTCATAATATCTAAGAATGAACTTAAGGATGTATGCCCTATGGTAGAGGACAAAAACGGACAAATGATAGCGGCTTTTGAGATGAATGATCTAGAAAGTCAAGGACACGTTAAATTTGATATTCTTGGTATTGATTTACTTTCAAAAATAATGGAGATAGTGAGGGATGAAAAATGAATGCTACTAAGCAAGATATTAAGACTGTGGTTTTTGCTGGTTGCGCTTTGGAACTTGACGGTGTTTCAATTTGTAACCTTGAAAGCTTTTTAAAACATGCTATAGTTACCAGATCTGGAAAGTATCAAGTGTGGTCAGACAAACATCACTGCTATGACATGTTTCACAATATTGATGATGCTGTTAATAAGTTTTTTGACTTGACAAAAGGAAAATTAAATGGCTAATTATAGGGATATTATTGTTTTTGACTTTGAAACGGGTGGCGCTAATCCACAAAACTGTCAACCAACACAGATAGCAGCAATAGCTATACATGCAAGAAAACTAGAAATGCAGCCGGGGGGCGTTTTTAATAGTGAGATTAGGCCCATAATAGATGATGAAAAGGCCATTGCTGCTGGTGTTGCCCCGCTTGAAGAAAAGGCTCTAGAGATAACAAGAAAAAACAGAGAAGATTTAGCAAAAGCCCCTCCACCTAAAGTGGTATGGAATAAATTTGCTCAATTTTGTAATCAGTTTAATTTTAAGAACAATTCTTTTACAGCGCCCATAGCCGCTGGATACAATATTAATGGTTATGATATGCCAATCGTACAGAGAATGTGTGATCAGTATGGTCCTGTAGACTCTAAAAATGGCAGACAAAAGATATTTAATCCCATATTTAAAATAGATCTCATGGATCATATCTATTGTTGGTTTGAAAATAATCAAGATGTCAAGGGTTATAATATGGATTACATGAGGGATTACTTTGGACTGAGTAAAGATAATAATCATGATGCGCTTCAGGATGTCAAGGATACGGCAAATTTATTAATAAAATTTTTGAGATTACAAAGAAGTCTACTTAAAAAGGTTAAGTTTGAAAACACATTCGCAAATGGGGAATTGTATGTCGAATAGTTTTGATATTAATAATTTTGACGATTCGGAAGTTTGGGATTTAATTTGCTCTGGAAAGACTAAGGGTGTATTCCAACTAGAATCAAACTTGGGCCGACACTGGGCTAAACAGCTAAAGCCTAGAAATATATCAGAGCTAGGTGCATTAATATCATTAATTAGGCCCGGATGCCTGAAGGCTTATGCTGATGGCAAAAGCATGACCCAGCATTATGTCGATAGAAAAGCTGGAAAAGATATTGTTAGTTACCCACACGAGTCACTTGAGGATTTGCTTCAAGAAACATACGGCGTTCTTGTTTATCAGGAGCAGTCTATGAAAATTGCTCAAAAACTTGCTGGGTTCGATCTAAAAGACGCTGATTCGCTCCGTAAGGCCATTGGTAAAAAGAAAGCCGGTCTTATGGCAGAAGTTAAAAAGTCCTTTACTGAAGGCGCTCAGAAGCTCAATATAGTAAGTAAGGAGATAGCAGAAGAGATATTTTCTTGGATTGAAAAATCTAATAGGTACGCCTTCAACAAGTCACACGCCGTATCTTATGCTATTAACGCCTACTGGAGCGCATATTGTAAAAACTACAAAAAAACAGAATTCTATGTTTCTTATCTGAATCACTCAGAAAGAAAGCCGGATTCCCAAAAAGAACTTAAGGAATTAATAGTTGATGCTAAGTCTGTAGATATTGAGGTTTATCCACCCAGATTGGGCAATCTATATACTGATTTTACAGCACAAGGTGATAAAATTTTCTTTGGTCTGAGACATATAAAAAACGTTGGATCTTCAGACTGCGAAAAGATAATGTCGTTTTTGCAGGATAATAATGTATCTGATTATACATGGTTAGATTGTCTCATAAATTTAGTATATGCGCAAAAAATAAACAAAAGAGCTACAATAGCGCTTATTTCTGTTGGTGCTTTTAATGGTAAAAACAATACTGAAAATAGAAAAAAAATGCTTTATGAATTTAACAGCTGGAAAGAGGTGCTAACAGCTAGAGAACAGAAGTATGTGTCAGAAAATTACCATAATCATGACACATTATATGATTGTATTGAGGATTTAATTACTAATTTTAAAGTAACCGCAAAAAGAAGAGAAGCCTTAGTGGACACAAATAACTCTC